CAAAAATCAAAAATAAGATACCCAATATGAGCAGAAATCCAAAGAAACGGTCGCTCAACGCGAAATCCCGCGCTAATCACGCCGGACGTAGTGATACACCACGCAGTACCAAGACCAATTGGACTAACAAGAAAATCAAGCGCGATATCAAGCTGGACAAAACACCAGCAATGGATGATTGGCAAGCAGAATACGATGAAATGAGCAGTGAGATCGATGAAGACATCGCGAGGAATAAGAATCCACTGTATGATGCAGAGAAAGAAATTGAAGCAAAAATTGACAAGAGGAAAAATCCACTCCGCATCTCATCTGGCGAATCACACCATGACCGTGAATCCCTACGGAGAAATAAAAGGGGACAGGGAACCAACAGACCCAATGGGGGTGAGGTCCCGAGTGGCGGCAACAACAATAAGGGCGGAAACAATAATCCAATAGTAATCAACAACAACTTCCATCCGCCGGCGCCAGCGCCACCAAACAATGCACCTCCAGCCTTAGAAGCTGGAGTTGTCTACGATTTACCACACAGTGTGTATATCCACGAGATTAATAGCACGCAGAGTAAAATGTTTCAAGTAGCATGTTCAGCCACAATGCTGTTCATGCTCTACACTAGGGCCTTCAACCCGATGTGGTACGCAGACATGATCATTAATGCACCAACCAGCAAGTGGGCAGCAATCAAAATGTACGCGACCTGGGTGATCAAGATTAATGTGATAGTTGCAGGCGCAATTGGGAAGTTGAGTGAAATCTTCTTTCAGAAAATTGAAACAAATTTAGTTAGAACCGGCCGAATGATCGACTGTAATCAGCGCCACATGCAAAATCGCAGTGTTGTGCCGACAGCGACTAAGGTGCTCGAGTATGAATACCAGCATAATTATAAGCCAGTTAATTGGCTCCAACAGAAAATGTCCGATTTTTCAAATTGGATTAGAGCTGCTATGAGACCAGCACCCCAACAACAAATGACTACCACAGGTATCATCAAGACTCTAGTCAATTATTATGTTGTCACTCCCGTGATGAACAAACTCTTTGACCATGAGGTATCTTATTTGATGATGCCCGATGAGTTAAGCAAATATCATGAAGTCGGAGGGAAAGCAAAGACTGAAATAGTCTCAGAAGAATTATACCAATCGACCCTGACTACTAGAACAACAAATGGCCACATGGACCAAAGTCGTCTTTTCACAAACATTGAACAGCATGTTATGAACAGAACTGATACAGTCTTAACGACCGCAGACAGCAACAATGAAAATTCGGTGGCAACAAGCACCATAACTGTCGTAAAATATGTAGCCAAAAACAATGTGGAGAAAGCCAGATCCTTGGGTTTCTACCCAGGCCTCAGCAAATCAAATATAAATTCGGTTACCGATACTTTGAACTCGCCAACTGCTGGAGGCCAGACCAACCAAAGCGAGTCAAGCCTGACTTCAGGGGCAAAGTACCGCCACTTGTCAGAGAACGATTATTCAAGAGACGCCCAGTTCAGAGGGCTCTCGGTATTGAAATTCGGGGGGCTTGCTGTCCTCACCCTGACATTGGTGACCCTTTGGGGGCGATTGCTGGAGAGATTAAACGATCCGCAGCTTTCGTTCCATTCTATGCTACTGGAGTTCAGCCAGTGGGAGGTAGGCTAATATATAATAACATGACACCCAACCATCACATCCGGATTGACACAAACAATCTGGTTGGGGAGTTCGCGCAGGAACAACTGTCGCAAGGATGTTTAGATAGATTACGAAAATACGTAGAGAAAACGGTCCCAAAACATTTAGTCGACATTACGACGACTACTTTGTGGGATATTAGAAAGCACTCAATCAACGAAGCACAGAAGTTGAAACAAATCCCCTCAGACTTTGATGATGATTTGGTCAAGTGGTTGAACGGAACAAGTTATACCACAGAAGACAAACAAAAATTCATCAATGAGATCAATGAAAGAGGGGTTCTGGAAAAGAAAGATCGAAAATGTAAATGTTTCGTGAAAGCGGAGACTTATCCAGAGTACAAATTTCCGCGGCCCATCAAAAGTCGTACAGATAGATTCAAAGCCGTGATGGGTCCGTTATTTCAGGCTATTAATGACCATTTGTTCTGCGACACTGATTGGTTCATCAAGAAAATTCCAGTTGAAGACAGACCAAAGAGGATTGCCGAACTCCTGCTGCCAGCAGATGAGTTCGACTGCACTGATTATTCAAGCTTCGAAGCACACTTTGTTGCAATGATGATCTATGCGATCGAGTTTCCACTGTACATGTGGCTGACCAGGAATCTTAAATCAGCTACAGCATGGCAGAAAGAATTAGACACTCTCCTCAATGAGAATACATGTTCTTTCAAAGACTTCACCTTATACTGTCAGAGTAGAGCGAGTGGAGAGATGAACACCTCATCAGGGAATGGATGGGCAAACAAAACACTTTTTACGTACACAGCCCGCGTGAAAGGTGCGACCAAAATAAGAGGGCAATTTGAAGGAGATGATGGAGTCACAACGACTGTCCCTAGAGCATCGGCACCCACAACAGCCGATTTCGAATGCTTGGGATGGACTTGCAAAATGGAGACTGTCAA